CTAATATTTCACCACCATTTGCTATACTTTTTCTTATTATATCATTTGCTCCATCAATAATAAAATCATTTAATTGATTTTCTGTAGGAGTTGTTGAACCTGAAAATGTTAATTGTGTTATTGATTCTATTTTAGTTTTTGTGCTCATTAATTATCCTAAGTGAGTCTGCCTGCCGAAACAAGCAGACTCGATTAGTTTTGATTATTTTTTAATAACCATGACATTTGCTGTTGTTGAGGCTAAATCAACTGAACCACCTGTATCATTGCCTAATACAAGAGTAACTGTATCAGCAGCAGTTACAGCTCCAGAAAGAGCTAAGTCTGCTACATCTACATCTAAACTGCATAAAACAAAGTCACCAAGTGCAGCACCAGAAACACTAATTTCTAATGCTTCTTCGTTGCCATCACCAATAGCACCTGCGTCCCATGTTTTAGATGCTGTTAAGATGCTATCTAGTTCGCCTAAACTGTTACCAGCTTTATTTTGTCCATACATTGGTATTCCCATTTTAACCTCCTTATAACCAGACAGCGTGAGCTTCAGGCATTGACCATTCCATTCCCGCTTCTGTTAAGATTAAATCAACTCTACGGTCGACACCAGAGTTTTCAAGTGTTTGCACACCTACGTAAACTGAAGTGTCTCTGTTGATACCGTTGCCTACTAATGGGCGATACGCACAATGAGCCATATTGATTCCTAGCATTTTTACATGACTCTGGTCTAGGTGAATATTTCTTGTTACGTTAATATCACCATATGGAGTAGAGAATGTAGTAACATCTAGTCCTAATATGTTTCTTTTATTTGTCATTGAAAACTCAGCATTATACACAGTGCCTCCTGAACCATCATTACCAATATTATAATTGTTCAATGCATAGCCACTTAATTTGTGCATCCAGTTGTATACTGCTGTGTTTACGAAATAAACAGTTGCTGAGTTTGAATTATATCTTGGGTCAAGATAATTTGACATATCATCTAAGAAATCATCACATGTCTTAGTTGATGTGTTTAAAGTAAATTGATTACCATAAGATGTAATATAATCTACAGCACCCTGTGTTGTATTATATGTATCACTTTGAGTTCCAAACAATAAAGCAGTCTCAATGTCATATTTATGTTCAATTAGCTTTGTTTTCCAAACTCTTGCAAACTCATCACCTTCATACTTTAGTGATGTAGCCATTGAAGTGTTTGTCATAGCTAGTGAAGTTTTAAATATCTGAGTTCTACCATAATTGCTTGAGTATGGCTGGTCTTTCCATGTTTCAGGATATCCAGAACCTTCGTCATGTGCTGAACCAACAACATATGAACGTATGCTTTCTAGAAAACCTGATATAGATTTATCAGCTACAACCTCATCTCCAGCTGCATCTCCAGGACTAAAATTATCAGTATGGAATGTAGCAAGTTCGTTTTTACCAGACTCAAACTTAATGATTGTACCATCAAGTCTTACACATTCTTTACTATCTTTAGTTAGTCCATCTACAACATTAGTAACTTTCATTAGGTGATATCCTGTTGAAGCTCCGGCACCACCATCAGTAGCTGTAACAGGTATTTTAACTACATGACCTGGCAAGAAAAATGCTGGTCTTGTACCTGTAGAACCTACATCAATTTTAGTTGTAGTGTTGCCATAAACGTTTTGAATATTACCAGATGATTTATAATCTGTTGCCATATATAACTGAACATTATCACCAACTGCTGAAACTTGACCACTAGCATCTGATTTATCTAGCTCTGCATTTGCAAATGAATCAGCTCCTGCGGCTACATGCCCCATTATATATGCATATCTTTTGTGATACGAATGTCTCATTTCTGTAAATTTAAATTGAGGGTCATCCGTAGGTCTTTTTGCTACTGAACTTACGAATCGAAAGAAAGGGTCCTGTGCTATTGCTAATTCAGATACTCGGTCACCAAAGTTAAATTTTCTACGAAGGTCTCCAGTATTTAAACTAGCTCCAGCTCCTGGTCCATTACCAGATACACCAGCACCGCCTAATTCCGATAACTGTACGAAGTCATTTAAAGCCATTTGACTATCCTTTCTCCACTAAGGGAGGATGCGTTTAACTAGATAGTCTTTTGTTTTATCTAGCCAAACAAGTTATCTATTTTACTGTCTACGCCTCTTAATGCATCAAAAACATCGTCATCAACACTTTGTTTCTTTCCTGCATTATTAGCGTTACCTTGACTAGTTGGAATCTCTCTAACATTTTTCATTTGTGTCAACATATCTTCTTTGGTTGCTTTGGCTACATTTTGATTCACATTATCCCTATTAATTAATGAATACATATCATCAAACGATAAATATCCACTTTTGAATCTATTTTCAGCAGTGTCAAGAAATTGTTTCATTTCGTCAACAGAAAGATTATTTCTTACTCTAAAGTCTTCAGCATCTTGTTGTATTTTTGCTTTACTAGCTTGCTGTTGTCTTTGAGCATTCTCTCTATTTAACATCTCAGATGTTCTTTCTTTAACAATGCCATCTACCATTGCATTGAAGACCTTTCGGGATTTTGATTCAGGATTATCAATAAGTTCATCAGTATCAAATCTAAAATCGTCATCAAGTTTTAATGATTCTTTTAGATTGCCCTCATTACTATTAAAATATCCTTTTACATGTTCCACTAAGCCATTATCTTTTTTCATCGCATCTAACACTGGAACATAAGGTTTGAGTTCATCTAACTCAGCTTTCATTCGTTGTGCCTCACGTGTGGAATCAGAGTAACGCTTTTCCCAATCAATTGAGTTTTGCGTTTTCTCGACACCTGATTCTTCCATAGTTACTTGAGGGTCCTGTTCAGGAGTTGCCTCTTTTTCTTCTATATTAGAATCTTCTCTAATCATGCCATTGACATTTTTGTCAAGAGCGTCAAAGAAAGATTCAGAAGAGCCAAATACTGCATCTTCAGCTGTTTGCTGTGCTATATCTGGGTTACTTCCTTGGTTCTTTGCCATAATCTCTCCATTATTTTAGTTTAAATCTAATTATGATAAGATATTATATCCTAATCAATATTTTCATCGTTCATTTTAGTAATTTTATCTCTTGAGTCTAACATTTCTTTTTCTAAAATATTACGATATAATTTTTGCTGTGCTTTTGATTCTAACTCTTGCTTATATATATTTGCTTTTGATGCCATAGTTTGACGTTCAACCTCTGATGCTTTAGCCATTGTCTTTGATTTAATATTAGACTGAATAACTTGTCGCTCTAGAGTTTCGTTAGTACCTTTTAGCTTTTTAATTTCTTCTTCCATACCCTTTATCTGCTTCTGCAATTGAGAGTATAATGATTTTCTTTGTATAATTTTATCTTTATTTCTTATATCAGCTTGTTCCAATACAGCGATATCATCTATTATACCCATAGACATCATTTGTTTTAATTCTTCTAAATATGCCCATCTGTTTAATGGTAATGTAGAGCCTGATATAATTCTAATATCAAACTTTGCTGATTTATAATCATAATACTTATCTATAATTTTACCATAATCATTATATATAGGAATATTAATTTCAATTCTTTTATCTTGAGTTAATCCTTCAGGCTGCATAATGTTAAATACTTTATTTGCTGTATATACACTTTGTGATAATTGTTTTACAACTTCACCACATTGTCTTAATGCAGGTTCAATGCAGTTCTTTAACCAATATTTTATTCTACGTGTTCCATACTCATCCATAGCAAGCATGCCTCTATAAGGCATATCTCTAGTTGAACCTGTATCTCCTTGCATTGATGAATATACTCCTGCTAAATATTCCATATCATTCTTGCCTTGATTTACTAAACCAAAGAATGCATTATTTAATTGAAATGGCATTACAGGTGTAGGTTGTTGATATCCATTACGTACAGGCAGTAACGCTCCTGGTGCAGATGAATATTTTTCCCAATAATCTGTATCTATTGCACCTTCTTCATACATATATCTTAAACTGCTCCCAAGTGATGCATTGTGCACCATGAGCTGATGAGCTTTGTTTAGCTCTCTTTGCTTTCCTATTAAGGGAGATACAGCAGATATTGGCAACGGAGTCCCTGTCCATTTATAATGAAATGGAACAATAGGATACTCTTTAATAGGTAAATAGCTAACATCTAATCGTTTATCTCCTACTATTTTAACTACTTTAATTCTATCTTCTTTAAATGGAACTGCCTCTACGATTGTATCTTTTAATTTATTTTCACTATTAAGAATTAAGTCATATTCTTTTTTACTAAATACTTTATTATCAACTTGTGAATTTTCTTCTTGCAGTCTATTGATAACTTCTACTTCATATGTTTTAAGTTGAGATGACATCATTTCTTGTTCTTTTTGTATCTCAAGCTCCATTCTTTCAGGTAACATTTTACCTTCTTCGACTGCTTTTTGCATTTCAAGTGCTTTTTCTTGCAACTCTACTTTCATTTCAGCTTGCATTTTCTGCACTTGTATTTGAGCTTGCTGAACTATTAAATTTTGTGCTTCTTCATCAGGCACAACTTTCATAAATACATTTACATATTCAACTTTTTCTTTTTCATACAACTCAAAATATTCTACTAACTTTTCATCATCTTTAGCATTTATATAGCTATCACTAGCTAAATCTTTAAAAGTAAAATCTTTTTGTTCTACATCTGCTGATTTTTCAGAGTATGATAAGAATGATGTGTCTGTTGACTTTGCGTTTAATATTTTTCTTCTTGCATTAGGAAACTTTGCAATTAAATGATTTTTAGGAAGTATTTTACGTATCATTATATATGCAGCATCTCTAAATAATAAATCTCTACATTTTTCATCTACATATATATCAAATGGGTCTGGTTGTGTTATAACTACTTCACCCATACCTTGGTCGGCATCAGGGTCAACAGTAACCATTAAATATCCAAGTGATTTTGTTATGCAATCATTAATAGCATTACTATATAATGTATCCCCATGAGAGTTGTACCATATATAATCAGCAATATCAGAAAACATTGCAGCTATATCTACATCATCTCCTTGAGCACCAACAGCTTGCCATCTAGGTGATTTGGCTGTAGCGTAAAAGTTTAACATTTCTACAACAGGTATAATTCTGTTTATAGTAAATGTTGGCATTCCTTGTTCTTCTAATGATAGCTTTTCTCCTTCAGATAGTTGGTTATCATTAGCAAAGTCAAAACCTTTTTGATTGATATGTTCCCATTGACTTCTATGTGTAGTTTTAGCAGAACTATATATATTTCTTACTTTTTCTACTAATGCATCTGTTTTAGCCATTAAACTTCCTTAGATATTTTAGACCTAATATAATAAATTTTACCAGTCTTCTTCTACTGTTTTTTTCTGAAGCCATTTCTTTTTCAAACCATTGTCTTCTAACATGCATATAATCTCTACAATAGCTTTATAACTTCTATTTATTTCACTTATTTTAATTTGAGTTTCTTTTTGTGCATTTATTAAACCAATAACTATATTTCTAAAGTCTTTATCTAACATATCTTCTAATCGTTCAAAAGATTCTCGTAATTCTTTTTGCAGTTCGTTTTGTATCCAATTATTTTGTTTCCAAATAAAAAACCCAAATGCAATACTCATAGCTACGGGGACACCAAATGTTTCTATTAATGCAAGAATATCCATTATGCAACTACCCAGCTTTTAACAGAAGGTCTTTTTTTATAAAAGTTTTCTTTTTCTTTCTTGATATTAAATAATGGACTAGAATATTTACAAGCATATGCAAGTGCATCTATAGTATCATCGTGAGCCATCCTTGGACCAAATGTAATTATCTCA